GCGGCCCCGGCACTGAGTACACGGTGTCCTGCCACAGCAACCTGCAGCGGCACGGCCACGGCTCCTCGATCAAGGCTCACGACTGCTTCGCCGTGCCGGGGTGCGACTGCTGCAACTGGTACCTGGACCAGAGCCATGCGCCCCGGGCCGAGAAGGAAGCCCTGTTCATGGCCGCATGGGAGCGATGGATCCTGCATCTGATGATGGCAGGAAAGCTGGTGGTGAAGGGCGTCAGAGCCCCGCGCGAGAAGCTATACAAGCCCAGCAGCAAGATCATGGCGAGGAGGTTTGCGTGAGCGAACAGGAGCGAGTCGATCCGAACCGGATGACGACCAGACAGGCGGCGAACTACCTTGCCATCGCCTACGACAGCCTGAAGACGGATCGCTGCCGCGGACAGCTCGGCATTCCGTTCCATCGGGTGGGGCGGCTGGTGAGGTATCGGCGGGCCGACCTCGACAAGTACCTGGAGAACAACCGGCACGGCTTGGCTGCATAGCCGAGCGGAACTTTTGCGCGCGGCCACTTCGACTTATCACCCTCCAGCAACCTGCAACAACCTGTATCACCCTACAGCAACCAAGCTTTTGCCAAGGCGCTGATCCGCGCATAGTTTAAGAGCCGTCTCCAAAGTAGACGGTGCAACGTGGCGAAAGGGATCAAGACCGGCGGACGTCAAAAGGGCACTCCGAATCGCCCCTCTGCTGACGTGCGCGACATCCTCGTGAAGATGAAGTGCGAGCCCATCGAGGGCATCGCGCGAATCGCCATGGACGAGAAGAATCCGCCCGACCTGCGCGGGCGCATGTATGCCGAGCTGGCGTCATTCGTCTACCCGAAGCGCAAGGCGGTGGAGGTCAGCGGCGAGGTTCAGGTGCGCCTGGCCGACCAGCTGCGCGAAGCGCGCCAGCGCGTCCTCAATGCAGCGCGCTCGCGCCAGGTCGCCGCATGAACGTCAGCTTCGACATCCCCGACGTGGAACACGCCGCGATCATGCGGCGCATCGAAGGCCTGCAGGCGAAGCAGCGAGCGCAAGCCGGCGGCGAAGTCCCGACGAACCAGCGCATCGGCATCGCCGAGTACTTCCGCACGCTGGCCCGCGCTGACCTGACCGAGCACTTCCGCCGGCTGGAGGCCACGGCCCGCGCCCGCGCAGCGCAGGCGGTGTCCGGCGACGCCGTCCGGGTGGCCGCGTGAATGTGCGCCGGATCATGCTGCGCTGCCTGTCCACCCTTGTCCTGGCGGCGGCTGCACTCTCGCCCCGCGTAATGGCCTTCGAAGGCGCCACACTGCTGGATGTGCAGGTCGAAGCGGCGCAGTTCGTGCATGACCCTCTCGGCTACGTCTACTGGGCTTATCCATGGGGCACCGACGCCCTGCCGATGGAGGGCCCGGACCGCTGGCAGGAAAGCTATCTGCGCGACCTCGGCCACGCGCTGCGTGAGAACAACGGCGGCCCGAACGTCGTCATGACCGCCGTCGGCGGCGCCAACGGTGTCGGCAAAACCGCCGTCATCGCCTGGCTGCTGGAGTGGGGCAAGAACACCTGGGAGATGACGCGCGGCAAGGTGACGGCCAACACCGCCACGCAGCTGCGCCTGGTGACCTGGGCCGAACTGGCCCGATGGCATGGCCTGTCCATCGCCAAGGACCTATCCTCGCTGCAGGCGACCTCGTTCACCGCGGCGGATGACGAGGAGGCCAAGGAATGGCGCCTCGACGCCGTGCCCTGGTCGATCGACCGGCCCGAAGCCGTCGCCGGCCTGCACAACCTGAAGCGCCGTGTGGTGATGGTCACCGAGGAGGCCTCCGGCGTCCCGGACAAGATCTGGGAATACCAGGACGCCTCGACCACCGACGCCGACACCGAGATCATCTGGGCCGTGTTCGGGAACACCACCCGCAACACCGGCCGCTTCCGCGAGTGCTGGCGCAAGTTCGATAGCCGCTGGCGCAAGGCCACCGGGCCCGGTATCACCAATGGCCGGGTGGACGGCCGCGAGTGCCGCCACACCAACAAGAAGAAGATCGCCGAATGGATCGCCGACTACGGCGAGGACCACGACTTCGTCCGCGTCCGCGTCAAGGCGGAATTCCCCCGCGTCGGCGACATGCAGTTCTTCAGCTCCGAGGGAATCGCGCAGGCACGCCTGCGCGACATCCCGAACGATCATCTGCGTCTGGTGCCGGCGACGATCAGCGTGGACGTGGCCACCACCGGCGACGACTCCACGGTGATCCTGTGCCGCCGCGGCAACAAGGTGATGTGGCTGAAGCGCTTTCCCTATACCGAGGACACCATGGTCATCGTCGGCCTGGTGATGGACGCTGTGAGGCAGGAGCGCAACCTGCACGCCATATGCGTCGATGCCAACGGCGTCGGCAAGGGTGTTGCGGACCGCCTATCCGAACTGCGCGGCACGCCCGAAGGCACCGGCATGCCTCCGGTGATGCACGTCTACGGCGCCGCCGCCGCGTCTGATCCGATCAAGTACCGCAACCTCCGCACCGAGCTTTACGACCGCACCCGTGTGTGGCTCAAGGTCGGCCAGTTGCCCGACGACAAGCTGCTGGTGGAGGAGATGGAGGGCATCAGCCACGGCTTCAGCCCGACCATGCAGCTGACCGTCGAAACCAAGAAGGACATGAAGGAGCGCCTGGGCCGCTCGCCCGATGCGCTCGACTCCCTCATCTACTCGTTCGCCGACGTGGTGTACGCCGCGAACATCAAGCGCGTGCATCAGGCGCGGCAGGTCCAGAAGCGGAGGTGGGCGTAATGGGTGCGAAGAAATGGATTCAGGGCGCGATCAAGAAGCCGGGCGCGCTGCGCAAGTCGTTCGGCGTGAAGTCGGGCCAGACGATCCCGCCCAAGAAGCTCGACGCTGCGGCAAAGAAAGGCGGCAAGACCGGACAGCGCGCCCGACTGGCCAAGACGCTGAAGGGCCTCGGTAAGTGAACCGGCAATGGCACAACCGGCGCCAGCGCGAGGAAGACCGCGTGGCGAAGAGGAAGAAGAAGTGAGCCGCAATTGCCCCACCTGCGGCCGCTTCCATTCCGTGCCTAGCGGCTGCATGAACGGCAGCCACCGGCAGAACCGGCTGGTGAGCTACCCGACCGCGCCTGCCCACGGCCACTCCCTGCACGACGCGCAGCCACGCGTGAAGCACCAGATCAGCCGCCAGATGCACCGCGCGGCGAGGGGGCGCTGATGCAGCTGAGCGCCGACGAGTGGATCACGGCTGCCATGGACGGGGTAGACCCGGCCGTCGGCCTGGACATCCCGCCGTACCGCGGCGAGTTGTTCTTCCAGGGCTTCCGCGTCCAGCCGGGCATCGCCCGCGAGTACTTCCACCGCCGCGAGCGCGAACTGCTGAAGAACGCCCCGCCGCGCCAGGCCACCGCCGGCTTTCTCGGCCGCAAGCGCGGTGCCGCCGTGAGGACGCACTGATGCCCGCACCATCTGTAGTCCGCGCCGAGATCCGCTGCGAGCAGCCTGGCGGCTTCGGCAATCGTCCGCGCACCTTCACGGCAGACATCACCGCCATGGCGCAGGGCTTCGTCATCAAGCGGATGCCCGGCCTGCCCGAGACGAAGTCCGTTCCGGCGCGCAAGGCGCTGCCGAGCACCGGCCCCATCACCATCGAGCAGGGATCGGGCGCTCTGGTTGCGAGCGGCGCCCCCACTCGGCAGGAGATGGTCGAGGAAACGCGCCACATCCTGCAGCTGACGATCACCACCGCGTGCTTCGTCGATGACGGCGCCGGCTTCTACATGGTCCCGCACGATCACCTGAAGATCGTCACCGGCGCCGAGGGCCTGCGCGCCCTGAACATCCCCATGGCCGGCGAGGCCCTGAACGAGCAGGAGATCGTCGCCGGCCTCACCCGCTACCGCGACCGGCTCCAAAAGCAGGTCGATGACCTGAACCGCCAGCTCGGCGGCTTCAAGTCGGTGCGCATGGAACGCTATCTCGAAAGGCTGGACTCCTGATGGCCATCACCACCCGCGACCACAATCTGAACACCGTGATGACGCCCGGCGAGCGCGACCGGCTGCGCGTCGGCTTCCACAAGGTCAAGGAGCTGATGGCCGTCAAGCGCCACGTCCAGATCAACACGGAGTGGGCACAGATCATCGCGCACTCGTGGGAGCTGCTGCGCAACGCCGACGAGCCGCCCCAGCAGCTCTACGGTCTCAGCGCCCTCGGCACCAAGGTCGGCGTCCGCCGCAAGCCGCTCACCGTCGTGCGCAACCCTGACGGCGCAACCATCGTGGTGGACAAGGACCGCGCCTGCCTGCGCGCTTTCTTCGCTGCCTCGTTCTCCTTCCTCTCGAAGGAGCGCATCAACGTTCCGGAGCATGCCCAGCGCGCCCTCGGCGACGCCTGGGACATCGTGCGCGAGCCGGAAGACCCGGCGCTGCCGTTCAAACACCGCGCTGCGGCGGATCTGATCCTGCCGTTCGGCCAGGGGCTGAAGCCGATGGTGAAGGCGTCCAGGGGGTTCCACTGATGCCGTTCGTCACGCCCATCGAGATGCGCACCGGCCGGAAGTTCTATGCAGCCGTCGCGCCGCTGGTTTCCGCTTCCTCTCTGCGCAGCAAAGGCACCCGCCTGGACGAGCTGACGGCGCAGGCCGAGTGGTTCCGTGCGCATCGCCGGCCGGCCGAGGCTGCCGAACTGGAGTGCGATATGGCGCGGATTCGGGAGGGCCAGTGAGTAAAGTCCAGTCCATCGCCGAGAAGCGCCAAGAGCCCAGCCAGAACGCTATCGACAACGCGCGCGAACTGTTGCAGCGCTGCGAGTCCGGCGAGGTCCAGGGCTTCACGGCCTGTCTGGAGAAGCGTGGCGGCTTCTACGAAATATTCGGCTCCGAGATCGGCAGCCGCACATCCATGGCCGGGAAGCTGCTGGAGGCCGCGATCACGCGACTCGGCTTCGGCGGCGGCTCTTCGGAGGAGGTTGCCTCATGAGCAGCTTCGGCCCTGGCGACGTGATCGCCGGCTTGGCGCCGGTGCAGGACAACGGCCCCTCGGCCGCGCAGGTCCGCGGCGACCGCCGCCGGCGCGCACGCGAGGAGCAGACCGGCGGCCTGCTGCAGGGCAATGACCAGCGCCTGGCCCGCGCCGGCGCGCTGCAGGATTCCGGCGACACCCGGCGCCTGTCGCTCGTCGGTGGCACCGAAGTTCCGTCGCCCGCCGGTCCCAGCCCGGATGCTCTGCGCACCGATGGCATCACGCCCAGTGGCCAGCAGGACCAGCCGGCCGGAGAGCCTGGCGCCACGAACGACGCCACCATCGGGCAACCGGGCCTGATGGCTGGCCAGATCCGCGCCGACTGGAGCCGCAACAAACGCGCCCGCGACCGGATGGAGTACCGCTTGCTGGCGTGCATGTACGCCCGCCGCATGGAGTACCAATTGGACGAGCTGAACGGCCACTGGACCGACGGCTGCGGCTCCGGCCTCTATCTCGGCGAACTCGCCACGAAGATGCGCATCTGCGACGCCATGATGCGCGACCTGGTGCTGCCGGAAGGCGACAAGCCGTGGGGCGTCGATCCGCCGCCGGTGCCGGACCTGCCGCCGGCGTGGATGAAGGTGGCCAACGACCGCGCCGAGCAGCGAGCGCAGGCCGAGCTGATCCAGATCCGGCAGCAGCAGGGTCAGCTGATGGACTTCGCCGCCTACAAGACCAAGCGCGACGAGCTGATGCTCGAAGCGCAAGTCGAGGCGCGCAAGGAGATGCAGTCCCAGGCCAAGCAGCGCGCAGAGCGCATGGAGCAGAACCTGGAGACGCTGGCGCAGGAAGGCGACTACGTCGACGCCATGCGCGAGTTCATCCACCACTTCGGCACCTTCCCCACGGCGGTGCTGGCCGGGCCGTTCCCGAAGAAGAAGAAGGTCGGGCGGTGGACCGAGGAAAACCGCTTCGAGGTTGCCGAGAAGATCGTCCCGCACTGCTACGCTGCGCACCCGCTGGACTGCTACCCGGCGCCCGAGGCGAAGTCGGCAC